ATGCGGCAAATAAAAAAGATAAACAAAGAGCAGGACTCTAATTATATATGGCTTTTGAAGTTAAAAAAATAGATCCGTTAGATTTACAACCTAGAAAAGCAGTAGGACTAAAACTACCCTTCTCAGGTAAAAGTGTATTTAACGTAAACTATACAACTGAAGAAGCAATAAAGACAAATTTAATTCACTACTTTTTAACCGGTAGAGGAGAAAGATTTTTAAATGTTGAATTCGGTAATGGTCTCCAGAGATTAATCTTTGACCAACTGACAGAGGATAAGGTAAGAGAAATAGATGCAACTGTAAAGGCAGATTTAAGCTTTTATTTTCCTAGAGTTGAACCATTAAGTATAGAAACAGTAGGAATACCAGATAACAATACCGTACAGTTTAGTATGAGATATAAGGTTAAAAATACTAACATCGAAGATGAGGTAGTAATAAATTTTGAACAGTAATGGCTGAACAGAGAGATATAAAATATGTAAACAGAGAATTTAGTGACTTTAAAGGTCAACTAGTTGAGTTTGCTAAAAGCTACTTCCCTGATAGCTATAACGACTTTAACGATGCTGCACCAGGAATGATGTTTATCGAAATGGCTGCATACGTTGGAGACGTACTTTCTTTCTATCAAGATACACAGCTACAAGAGACATTCTTACAGCACGCTCAAAACCCATCTAACCTATATTCCCTTGCATATATGATGGGATACAGGCCGAGGGTTACTACCGCATCTGAAGTAGAAATAACCGTCTCTCAACAAGTATCTGCCCTATCTGGTAGTACTTATGCACCTAACTGGGACCAAGCTTGTAAGATACAGGAAAATAGTACAGTAAAGTCTACAGCAGCAGGTAATACAACCTTTATTCTACAGAACTCTATAGATTTTACCTTCTCTAGCTCTTACGACCCTACTGCTATTTCTATAGCAACTATTGACGAAGATAATAATCCTTCTGAATATACATTAAAGAAAAAAGTAAAAGCTATCTCAGGAGTAATCAATACCGTACAAGAGACATTTACTACCGCTGAAAAGTTTAAAACTGTTACTATTGATGATGAACAAATCATTAAAGTTCTAGATATTACAGATAGTGATGGAAATTTATGGTACGAAGTTCCTTTCCTAGGTCAAGATACTATTTTCGATGAAGATACTAATAATGCAGTTGACAACGGACTTGTTCCTTCTCTTCTTAAAATAAAAAGAGTACCTAGAAGATTTGTAACTAGATTTACCTCTCAGGGAAAAATGCAAATTCAATTTGGGGCAGGAGTAAGTGTAGCTAACGACGAAGAGTTTTTACCTGATCCTACTAATATTCAAACATACGGCGACAAGCAACATATAGAACAAATAGATAGAGCTTTTGATCCATCAAACTTCTTATTTACAAGAACATATGGAATAGCTCCTAGCAATACAACTTTAACAATTAGATACCTTACTGGGGGTGGTGTAGAAGCAAATGCACCTGCCAACTCTGTAACAGAAGCAGACGTAGTAACAACTACAGTAACAGACTCTACTTACCTTACGACATTAGCGTTTGATAACGAAAAACCTGCTGCAGGAGGTAAAGATGGAGATACAGTAGAAGAGTTAAGACAGAATTCACTGAAATCATTCTCAGAACAAAAGAGAGCTGTTACTACTGCTGACTATACAGTTAGAGCATTATCCTTACCACCTCAGTTTGGTTCTATTGCTAAAGCATACGTCACTAAAGAATTTAGCCAGAATAGAGCAAGTATGCTCGAAACTAATCCTTTAGCATTATCAATGTATGTTTTAGCTTATGATAATAACGGAAAGTTAATAACTGCTCCTACATCTCTAAAACAGAACTTAAAAACCTACCTAACTGAATATATGATGATCACAGATGCTATTGATATTAAAGATGCATTTGTAGTTAACATAGGAGTAAAGTTTGAAGTATTAACATTACCTAACTATGCATCACGAGATGTACTGTTAAACTGTACTAATAAGTTAAAGGAGTACTTTGCTACAACAAGAAGAAACATAAACCAGCCTATTAATATATCGAACGTATTTACAGTTTTAGATCAAGTGAAAGGTGTACAAACAGTAAAATCAGTACGTATAAATAATAAAGCAGGAGGTAATTATTCACAATTTGCATACGATACAGAAGGAGCTACAAAAGGAGGAGTAGTTTACCCTTCATATGATCCATGTATTTTTGAAGTAAAATATCCTGATATTGATATAGAAGGAAGAGTAACAACAGTATAAGATGGCAGTATATAGAATATATCCGGAAAAAGATTCCTACATCTGGTCAGAACCAACAGTATCCCAAATATACGGAAACGCTGGTAAAGACGAAGTTGTTGAGATAGGCGGTTACCCTGATGTCAATCTAACAGGAAGAACTAAAAGAACGTTAATTCAATTTAATCAAGCAGAAATAACATCTAGCATTGATAGTCTAATTACCGGTTCATATAGTGCAAGCTTACACTTATCTCTAGCTTACGCCTCTGAAATACCTGAAGAATTTACTTTATACGCATACCCTATTTCTTCTTCCTGGAAAAACGGCACAGGAAAAGGAAGTGATAGACCTGCTAATAAAACCGGTGTGAGCTGGAAGTATAAAGACGACTATACTACAGAGTGGGATAGCTTAGGAGGAGACTACCTAACTAACTACTCGGCTAGTCAAGTTTTTAACTTAAGTTCTGATTACGATGTTAATATGAATGTAACATCGATTATCGATGCAATGTATAGTGGCTCAATAGATAATAACGGACTATTATTAAAAATACAAGATAGTTACGAAAACTACACATCAGCAAGCATAAACCTAAAGTATTATGGTTCTGACACACATACTATTTTTCCTCCCTATCTAGAGTTAAAATGGGACGATTCAACCTATAATAGTACTTTAACAGAGTTAGATACTGATATTGTTACTGTAGGTATAAAGAACCACAGACAAGAATACACAGACTCAGATAAGACTAGATTTAGAATCTCCGCTAGACCGAAGTACCCGACTAGAACGTTTTCTACTTCATCTATCTACCTAACAAATTATAAATTACCGGAAAATTCTTATTGGGGTATTCAAGATGATTTTAGTCAAGAAATGATTATAGATTTTGATAGTACGTTCACTAAGATAAGCGCTGACAATACTAGTAGTTATTTTGATGTATATATGGATACCCTTCAGCCTGAAAGGTACTACAAGCTTTTAATCAAAACTACTTTAAATGGAAGTGTAATTGTGATTGATAACAATAACATTTTTAAGGTAGTGAAGAATGGCTAAAAACGTAAAAATTTCTAAAACCGTTTATAATAAGGATACCTTTAATAAGGTAATCGATAGAGAGTTTAAGTCTTTCACTACACCTGTAGACCTAGAACAAGAAAGAACTATCGAACAGTTTTTTAGTGAATATGAAAGATTATACCTAGAGATATCACCAGAAGGAGATAACCAGTCACATAGGTACCTTATTAATAAGAGTAGTGAACTAGTAGATTACGAAAAAGACACCACAGATATTCAACCGCTACTTGATGAAATAGCCCAGTTGAGAAGACAGATTTTAGATTACCAACAACAATTAATTGATGCGAATATAGCGCAAGCACAGCAATAAAGTGGCAGAGTTTATTTACAATATAGAGCAATTAGAGCTAGAAAGTTTAGCTCAACCTTCAAAAATAACAGCGAAGGATGAGTCTCTTATTGGAGATTTTAAAATAGATAATGTATTCAATATTGCACAGTCTAGAGTAAGTGTTGGAATATATTCAATTGATAATACTTTATTAGAATACCTACCAAACTTCAGAGGCTATACTTTTGACGGCAATGCAGAGATAGGTGGAGATAGAGGTGCTACTTCTATAGTATTAAACCCAGAAAAAGATATTAAAGAATTAAATTATTCCACAGGGGATATTAGAATTCTATATAACTTTACTAATAATTTATTCTCAGAAACCCAATTCGGCGGTAAGTTTTTTATTACTGATATCTCTAGCGATAGAACAGAAATAAAAGCTTCTACCTTAGAAGTATCACCAGAAAATATTGTTAGGTATGTAAATGCTCTAAGAAAAAAGATAAATGATGCTTCTTATTTTTCTCAGTTTAGAGTTGACTTCGGCAATGATGTTTATGCCTTAGGAATTAACGTAGGCACATTAGTTGAAAATGGTGAAACCTACCTTACTATTAAACTATATAATCAGCTAGCAGATAATATAACTGTAAAAGATTCTTTTACCGTTGAGGAGATTGTTAGCGATAGTATATTATACGAAGTTACTGCTCAACCGGTAGTTGATCAACTCAAAGTACCGTATTTAAAAGGGCCTAATTTTGCAATAGAAGAAGTAGAAAAATCTACTGAACCTACTCAGTTTTTAAATTATAACGATTTATTCTCTTATCCTGTTTCTGGCTCCTATTACGAACTTTTTAGCTTGTTTAAAAATGCAGGAGCAGAAATTGCAATTAATCACGAAGACTACAGTGACTTCATACACTTTTCGTCTGCAGAAGAGAGACTTAGAAACTTTCATTACAAATTACAGCTAATAGAAAGTTACGAATCAGCAATAACTACAATTTCTGCTTCTGCTGCCTCACCAAGTGGGTCTAATTTTCTAACGCAGATTTCTGGTAGTCAAGATTACTATGAAGGACTGATTAGAGGGTTAGTAGATAATTTTGATCACTACGATAGGTTTTTATACTACAATAGTAGTTCTAAATCTTGGCCAAAAAGTAACACAAGTAGACCGTATAAAAACTATACATCTGATTCAGCAATTGGTAGCTCTTGGTTTGAAGAACAACTAATCTCAGCCTCTAATTATGATGTTTCTAATGTTGATATTCTAACTAACACAATACCTGCTTTTATTAGAGAAGATTCTAATAACGAACAGTACTTGATGTTTATTCATATGATTGCTCAACATTTTGACAACCTATGGATATACTTTAAAGCAGTAGCAGATAAGTATGATACTGATCACCGTTTAAATTTTGGTGTTAGTAAAGATTTAGTTAGAGAGTTAGTAGAGTCGTTCGGGGTAAACCTTTACACATCAAATCAGAATACAGATGATTTATTTGCTAGGTTTTTAGGTTCATCATATCCAACCGGAAGTGAAAGTATAGTTTCTATGTCTGTTGCTACATCTGCATCTTATAATAGCGGATCTACAGCGTTAGAATACTTACAACCAGTACCTAAAAACGACTACGAGAAAGAAGTATATAAGAGAATATATCATAACTTA